CTGTATGGAATGCTTACAAGTCAACAACGCTATTACACGGCTTGTGGATACTTTTTGAAAGAAATACTACAATTGAGATTTCCAAATCTCATGGATAGACCGAGAAGATGATTGCTTACATTACAATCTCCAAATCAATGATGACTATTGGAACATTGACGAAATCTATACGGCTCTATGGTTTGATATACCAAAGAAGATACTGTTCAAATACTATGATGAGAGATTAGATAAAGCATTAAAGCATGAGACAATGCCAAACTTAAAAAACTTTTACTTTATGAAAAAAGGAGAAGATGCTAAGTGAAAAAGAGAAGATAAGGAGGCTTGAACAAAGTAACAACGCCCTTAAAGAAGAAACAAAGAAACTAAGAGAACGGATCAAGAAAAACAATGAGGAAGACATAAGAGATGAAATCATCGAACACATGAAGTTTGATATCGAGAAACTGAAAGAGAGTAAAGAGAGTTTACAAAAAGAGTTAAACGCTTATGAAAAATTATATGAAGATGAAAGCGAAACAACAGATAAACTGATTCAGATTATTAAAACTTTTAGTAGTTTATTTTAGATAATGGGCGAAAGAGAAATAACACGAAGTCCTGATGAACTTAAAGTAATGGAAAATTATCTTACATCTGAGGAACTTAAAGAACTCTTTAAAGAGATAGAGGCTTTTCACGGTGTAAAGATTAACATTGTAGATATAACAGATGAAGCAAAGGAAAATTTGATGAAAGCTTGTGATCCACATGGATACCCATTCCCAGAGGATATAGATGAAGAATAAAATTTACGTTTTTTAGCGAAAAAAGGTACAAAATGAGAAAAAAAACAGAAACAAAACAATCCCTAAAAAAAAAATTAGATGCTATATTTTCAAAATATATAAGGCTTAGAGATTGTGATAGAAATGGAATAGTAACTTGTCCTTTATGCTGAGCGAAAATCCATTGGAAAGAAGCTCAAAATATGCACTTTGTAAGTAGAGGAGTTTTAAAATATAGATTTGATGAATCAAACTGTTTTGCTGGTTGTAAAAGATGTAATGTAATCCTTAATTGAAACTATCCAAAGTATACTCTTTTCATGATAGATCAGTATTGAAAAGAATATGTAGAGAAAATCCTAAATGATAAAGAGATCTTCAAAGTATGAATTGATTGGTATAGAGAAAAGATAGAGTATTATAAACAAGAAGTAGAAAGGCTTTACTGAGATATTTATGTAATAGTAGAAGACTAATCAGCTTTTTATTTTTTATATTAAGAGTTTCATGATCTGAAATAAATGTAAACAGTTATTCAAGAGAGGGAAACTTTCAGAAAAAGAAACTCTTTTAGGCACTACTCTTTGCTATGAAATCAAAGGTATTATTAGATTTGAAAGGTATTACTCAAGAGAAGAAAGAAACTCAATGTATGATCAGATTTTTAATCTCTTTTTTGAATACGAATACGATTGATGAACTTTATCTGCAAGAAAAATATCCTACCTTTTATGAGTTCATCATACTATTATCGATAATATCTTGAAAAGAATCAAAGACAAAATTAAAAAGAGTTTATCGCCAAATTCTATAAAATGATTATACTACTAATGCTACTCTATGTAGCTACTCGTTTTCTTTCGTTTCTTCGAGTTTAGTTTTTGTCAGAAAAGAGGTGTAAGATCCTCTTTTTTGTTTCGCCAAAATTATTTTTTGCATTATAATACCGTTGTTTATTTCTTAAAATTAAACAATGAAGAAAAACGAAAAACTAACACCAAAACAGAAACTATTCTGTTTAGAGTATCTGAAAACCTTTAACGCTACTGATGCTTATAAAAAAGTCTATTGAGTAAGCCAAAAATCAGCAGAAGTTAATTGATGTAGAATGCTAAGCAATGATAAGGTTTCAGAGTTCTTACAAGACAAAACTCAACAAAAAATAGAAAAAGAAGAAACATGAGTTGAATATGTAATAAGAAATTTAAAAGAAATCATAGAAATCTGAATGGGAAGACAAGCAATAGAACTAAAAGGGAAAGAACAAAAGATTTATGATCTTAAAAATGTAAACAGTGCTTTAGAGAAACTCTGAAAGTATCATAAAATGTATACTGATAAAATAGAACAAGACGCAACTGTTCAAATCCAAATCGTTTCATATAAAGATAAAGAAGAATGAAAATAGAAATACCTTATCACTTCACCCCGAGAGATTATCAACTTCCTATCTTCAAAGCAATAGATAACGGAATCAAAAGAATCATCATGGTTTGGCATCGTAGAGCTTGAAAAGATAAGGCTTGTTTTAACGTAATAGTGAAAAAAGCAATGGAAATCGTAGGGATTTACTATTACGTGTTCCCTACTTACTCACAAGGAAAGAAAGCCGTCCGAGATGGAATCGATAAAGATGGTTGGAAAACTATTAAACATATTCCTGATCAAGTGGTATCAAGAAAAAACGATACAGAAATGAAAATCGAACTCATCAATGGAAGCATTATTCAGATTATCTGATCTGATAATGTAGATAGTATCGTTTGAACGAATCCTATTTGAATTGTTTTCTCTGAATATTCTTTACAGAGCCCTGTTGTTTGGGATTTTCTAAGACCTATTTTAGCAGAAAATGGAGGGCGAGCGATTTTTAACTTTACTCCAAGATGAGATAATCACGCAAAAGAACTCTTAGACATGGCAAAAGAAAACGATCAACGGCTTGTATCTATTCAAACGGTAGAAGATACAAAAGCAATAAGTGATGAAGTATTAAATGCAGAAAGGCAAGAAATTATTCAGAAAAATGGTAATGATGCAATCTTTCAACAAGAGTATTACTGCTCCTTTGACGCTTGAATCAATGGAAGTTATTATGCAGAAATTCTCACTCAATTGGAAAATAAAGGGCAAAGAACAATCGTCCCTTATGATCCAGCTCTTGATGTTTACACAGTATGGGATCTATGAATAAACGACTCAACGGCTATTCGATTCTTTCAGATTATGGGAAGGGAAATCAGAGTTATAGATCATTATGAAAACAACGGAGAAGGGCTTTCTCACTATGTAGGAATATTAAAAGAGAAAGGTTATAGATATTGAACAGTATTTCTCCCTCATGATGCACAAGCAAGGAGCTTGCAGACATGAAAGACCGTAGAAGAAAAGATGTATGAATATTGATTCAATGATGTTCAAATTGTTCCTAAACTTTCAGTATTAGACTGAATCAATTCAGCAAGAGCGATCCTTCCGAGATGTTATTTTGATAAAGAGAAAACAGAGCGATGATGGAAATGTTTAAAGAATTATCACAAAGAGTTTGACGAAAAAAGAACGTCTTTTAAATGACCAGAACACGACCGAAGCTCACACTCATCTGACGCTTTCAGATATTTAGCTGTGGTTTGCGAAGTGTTTGAAGGAAATGTAAAAAAGTGAAAGATTATTGATAGTTGGTAAAAAAGACCGCCAAATTCTAAAAAATGATTATTATACCAACTAAGAAATCTTATCTTTTAAAGAAAAACAACATGGTAAATAACTTTATAACAAAGAAAATGATTGACAAAATCAAAGGTCGAGATTATGAAGATATTAGAAATAAGGTAGAAAAAGAATACACGGCATGAGCAAGTTTTGCTATGGAGAAAAGACCTATCTTACAAAAATATCTTAGAAGTTATAATGTAGATTGAAAAGAAATAGATGATGGAGAAACGGTAAAATGTAAGAGCATGTATACTTATAGAAATCTTTTCATCTCTGCATTGTATAAGAACAGACCTTTAATTGAATTTCAAGGAAGGAAAAGAGGAGATGATGAATATGCAAAAACTTGGAATAATCTCTTAAAGTTCGACTTCGAGGAATTAGATGAGGAGCAAATCACTTATCAAAAGATTTCAGATGAAGTTGATTACTGAATCTATTTAGCAGTTGATGAAGGTTGGGATAAAATAACAGAATCTCCAAAGAAAAGACTTTATTCTCCTATGTGTTGGATCCCTGATCCTTACTTTGATGTGGTAAAGTGATTTAATTTCCACTGATTTGAGCTTGTTCTCACTGAATGAGAAATCAATGAACTATACAACAATAAGGAGTTAATGCTCACGGATCAAGAATTGGAACAATTAAAAGAGAAACTAAAAGACTGATATTATTCTAAACTTCTTCAATGGGCTGACGGTTACGGAATCGATGAAACATGGAACACGTTTACCTCTCCTTTGAAAGAATATTCAGTTTATAGGCATTTTACTAAATTCAATGGTAGATGGTATTTAACAGAGTGGGCTAATGATAGAACATTACTTGTAAGATGTGAAGAAATAGAGGCTGTAAGAAGTGAAGAAAAGAAAGATCCAACAACGATTCCTTGTCCTGTAGTTCATAGTTGGTTACTCCCTAAGAAATGAGATCCTTATGGATTATGTGTAGGAGATTTAGCAAAAGACAATCAAGATTCAGAAGAAAAGGTTATGAATCTTTTGATTGATAAGATCCATGAAGAAGTATTTAGTGGAATAACAATCTATAACTCTGATGTGGTAGATTGAAAAGAGCTTGCTCATAGGAAACTTGGTAAAAGAAAATTTGTTCCTGCAAAGTGAAATTTAGAGAGCAGAAAGATTATAGAGAATATTCAAACACAAACTTCATGAAATGGAGATGGATATAATCTCAAAAACATGATCGACGCTAAATCAACAAAGGAAATTGGATTTGATGAACAAAGTATCGGAGTATATGCAAAAACAATTACAGCAACTCAAAGTCAATTATTACAAGCTAATCAAAATGTCAGACTTTCAACTATTTTCAAGGTATTCTTACGATGAGAAAAGAAATATTGGGACGTTCTATGGTATAGAAGCTATCAGAAAAACTTCAAAATGAAATCACAAAAGAACATCGTTTTAAATAGTGGTTTCTGAAATGTGACTTATACGATCATGTGAAAAGACTTAGACACTAAAAGAGATTTACACCTAAGTATTATCACGGTTCTTGATAGTCAAGAAAGAATAGAAAGTCAAAAGAGTGCATTTATGGCAAGTTATCAACCTTTAATGGAGCAAGCAAACGAATTTTGAAAGATCCAACTTACAAGAGAATTTGCTAATGTGATGTGAATGGATTCTGAACTTGTGAATCAAATCTATGATTATCCTCCTGAATATGATAAAGCAATGCTTGACCTTGAACTCTTAAACAATGGAGAAGATGTTTGACCTATCACAGACATGGGAGAGAATCACAAGATTTATATTCAAGTCTATGAAAAGGCAATAGATAGCAAAGCAAAGACAAAGGCAATCATGAAAAGAAAACAAGCTTTAATCCTTTCAGGACAAGCACAACAACAAGCAATGACGCAGTGAATGCAACAAGGAGGAAATGAAGCTTCACAGAATCAGCTTGTAAGCAATTACATCTCACAGAATAACCAAGAACAATCACAACCTCAAGCTTTATGACCTACTAATTCAAATGATGTATCTCAATTCCAATAAGATATGAGTAATCAAAGATGGTAAGACTTCAGAATTTCGAGGTTTTATCAAAGACTATTTAGAAGAAAGGAAAGAAATTTTAAAAGCTGGCATTCTATCGTGAGTAAGTGCTGATAGGAGTAAGACCATCTATAACCAAAGAGATATGGAGCTGAAAGAGTTGGAATTTATCGAAGACTTTTTACAGATTCCTGATTATCTCTTAACAAGGATCAGTAATTCAACTGATATATCGGTGGAGGGTGACCACTAATCAACACTTTTTTATCTCTTAAACTAAACAAACGATGGCTAAAATCGTGTATGAAGACGGAACAGAAAAGGACTTCAATGAGGAAGATTTTATCTCTAAGGAAGAACTATCTGAAAAGTATGTATCTAAAGAAGAAGTAGAAAGTAACTACGTATCTAAAGAGAAATACGATCAGAAAAAGAAACAAACCAAAGAAGCTTTTAAACAATTAGACCTTGCTAAAAAGGAAGGTGTAGAAGTTGATAAAGAGGCTATGGCTAATCAAATTAGAGAAGAAATAACTTTCTCATCAAAACACTGATTTGACGAAATTCCGGAAGAAATCAAAACAGTGAAAGCGAAGTATCCTGATTTGTCATGGGAGCAAGCTTACAAGATTTCTGATTACCAACAGGAAACAGAAACAGTAAGTGTAAATCCTAATCCTTGAAGGGAGAAAACAGAGAATACGCTTGAAAAGAAAGAGTATTCTTACGAGGAAATTGCTGACCTTGCAGAAAAAAATCCTACTGCTTATGGAGTGATAGCGAGCAAGGTAGAGAAAGGAGAAGTAAAAATTATTTAGTTCTTTTATTTTAAACCAATGGTATTCAAAAAGAAAGAAGAAGACGTTGTTGAAGAAACAAAAGAAACAAAAAACAATGTTAGAATTTGGACTGAAGAAGAACTTGCTATCCTTCCAAGAGAAGAATTTCTTGAAATAGAAAAGCAGATCAAAGAAGGTAAAGCAAAGGTGCAGTCTAAAGAATAAAAAACAAACTAAAAGGAAGAAAGAAAACACAACTCTTATTTATTATTTAATCTATTTATAACTATGGCTAATACAGATAAAATTAGAGCAGTCGTTGCTGCTGAACTTAGGAGAAAAATGAGTGATACTCCAAGAAAACCTTTCATGAGATTCGCTAACTATGAATTCGAAGGAATTTTAAAACAAGCAGGAGATACTATCTCAGTTCCTGTAAGTCCTAAAATCACTTTAACAGATGTTTCATCATTAAACAGTGGAGATATCAAAGCTACTTCTTGTGCTGATATTACTGCAAGTGATAGAACAATCACTCACTCTGACCTTGTAATCAACAAATTACATCAATACAGAGAAAAATTTTCTGACCTTGAAGATATTCAGACTCTTTACTCTATTTCATGAGAGAGAATGAAAGATCTTATGGAAGGAATTGACAGTGCTGTTGAATCTTCAATCATCACAATGTTAGATGCATACTTTACTGCACACTCAAGCCAAGTAACAACTATTGCTTCAATGTCAGTTTCAACTGTTGCAAAAGACATTATGGGATTGAGAACAGCTCTTTCTAAAAAAGATGTTCCTATGGATAACAGAATCCTTGTAGTTTCTCCTGATGTTTCAGCTGTAATCTGCCAAGCTGGAATCTTAGGTGGAACAGAAGTTGGAGCAGACGCTGTAATCGAAGGATTCTTAGGAAAATTCGCAGGATTCTCTATCTTTGAATCAAATCTTATCACTTCAACAAATGTTTATGCTTTCAGAGCAAAAGCTTACAACTACGTAAGACAATTAGTAAAAGCAAAAGTAACTGAAGCTGAAGCCGGAATGTATTACAACATTTTAGGACAAGTTGCTCACGGAGGAAAAGTATTTGACCAAAACGGAGAACAACTTTACAAAGCAGAAATTACAACTATTGCTTAGTTCTATTATTGAGGGGAGGAAATCTCTCCTCCTCTTTAATAAATAGTCAGACTTTTTAACTTATTATTTATTATTGAGCTAATGACAATTCAAGACTTATTGGTAGAAGCATACGAAGATACAAACACTTCTACAACAAACTATCCTTATACAAAAGCTCTAAGAAAGCTGAATGAAGTCTATTCTGAAGTATATAGGATGATAGTAACTACACAGGAAGACTATTTTTGGACTTATTGGAATACTGATATTCAAGAAGGAGCAAGAGAATATAAAATCGAAAGAGAACAAACTCAATACGTAGATGGAGAAGGGAATATTGTTTATGTTCCATGAATAGCAAAGGTTAAAAGAGTTTCATTGATTGATTCAGAAGGGAATATTGAAATCCTTAAAGAATTATCATCTCTTGAAGAAGAAAGTGGCGTAAAATGATATACTCTCAAAGACAACCATATCTTTCTTAATCGAACACCTACGGAAGATATCACTTCATGATTACAAATAGAAGGGATCGAAGCAATCCTTGATGTTGCTCTTACAGATACTGATGATGTAATCTTTCCATGACATGAAGATTTAAAAGATTTTGCAAATGTTTTAGAGTGGGGACTAAAAGCAGAACTTCGAGAACATAAACAAGACTTTGATAAATCTGATAGATGTAGAAGTTTATATGAGCAAAGGAAAGAAGAAATGAAAAGATACATTTCACAAAGAGTTCAATGTGTTTATTATTCTAATATCCAATACTAATGGCAATAGATAATCTTAATATTATGACTTCATGAATACCTGCTTGACAACAAACAGATAAGTATTCATCACAACCTTGATGTCTAAGGAGTAAAAACTTAGACATTTTTTCAAGTAGTAAAAGTGTAAAATGAACGGCTTGGACTACTCCAACACAAAGTGGAGCTGATGTCATTTATGATGATGGAGTGTTATGTTTAAAAACTGATGGTAAAGTGTATGAAAATGATACATTGCTTGTCGATCCATCAACGTGATTTGTTGCATATGATGTATGTTATGATTGATGAAGATATGGGACTTATACACCAGCTGAACGATGAACTCCTACGGCTATGAGTGTAAAGTATGTATGAGATAACCGAGAGGCTTTTACCATCTTTACAGAAACTTCTTCATATACTTACAACAAAAAACCTTATATCGTTCCTAAAACGATAGCTCTTGAACATTTAAAATATGATTGAGATGATCCTACGACGTTTTTTGCTAATGGTTATATGCTCCACAAGATAGATACCTCTACGAGAAATTGTAGAATTGCAGTAACTCTCAACACGTGACAAATGGGAAAATTCAAGATTGCTTTCTATGCTGAAAACGGTAGCTCTGACACTAACCATATTTATCTTTACAGTATCTCAAAGAGAGTGCCACATTACTATTATAATGCGCAAACTGACTCTATGACTACAGCATTAAAAAATATTGGTTATACGTATTACAATGACTGAGATATTGATATTTACACTCAACCTTATCTCTTTGATTTAGATAGTTTCCCAAGTGTAAGTCTGACTTATCAATTTGATTTCAGATTACAACAACCTGAAGGAGACCCTACTCCTTCAACGTGGACATGGAATGGAGACCTTTATATGAATATTCTTTGATGAGATGGTAATGTCAATAATATGACCGTGAATGGAACGACTTACTACGGAGATTATTATGACTATTACACTTATCTTCCTAATAGACCAAGAACACTCAAAGAAACATGAGAATATCAACGAATGAAAGGAGCAACGTTTCAACCTATCTATAAACGAAATTGAGAGTGGATCTTATCAAAGTGAAACTATCTTACAAGATATGATTACGTTCAAGATATGTGATGGGAAAACGATAGTTCTATGGACGTAATTGATATGATCGTATGGAATGAAAATGTTCAAATGATCGGAAACCAAGATTGAAATGGTTACATCATCCCTTGTTATCTTACATGATGAAAAGGAACTCCTTATATTGCTTACTGATGCACTTTCAAAGGAGCAATGAATATTGATTATCTGCTTTATCTCGTAGGAGAAGATAGAGGAGTAAGTCAATTACGAGTATTCAACGGTCAAGAATTAGCACCTCTTATTTGATGAAATAGAAAAGACGGAGAAGACTTTATTGATACTGACGAACAATATAAGTTCAACGGGATGATGGTAGAATATAAATGAAATCTGATCCTTGCAACAGAAGATAATAGAATCTTTGAATACTGACAAACCTATGGTGGTAAAGGAGGAAGTTTTATTTTAGATGTTCCTTGAACGATTACTTGAATAAAAGTCCAATGAGATGATTTAATCGTGTTCTATTCAATAACAGAAACGGTCTGATGAGTAGAAACTACGTATCATTATACCACAACTTATCAAGATGCAGAAACAAAGAAAAACTTCCTTGACCGAGAGGCTGAATATCCTATCGCTATTGGAAATCATCTCTTAGAGAAAGAAGAATCAGACTTATTTGTTTCTTATAAAATCCCTAATAAATCATGTTCTTTAGAATTCCGATGAAATGCTAATCATTACACGTTTTGGACTTTTAAGGTTGAAAATCCATGATCTATGGATTACATCACAAACCATTTCAAAATCAACGGAACTAATGGAGACTATTATTTGGAATACGTAGAAAACCATTGAGATGAATATACCTTTAAACTTGTAGGAGATTTACCTGAACAAACTAATTCAACAAGTAAAACTCTCTTATACTACGATGAAGAATGAGAGCTGTGGAACACGTGGGCTACGTATGAAAGTTATCATCATTTCAGATATATTGGAGAGATAACGGCTGATGGATACAAAGAAGGAGAGTATAGATTTCATAACTTGAATAATCTTCTTGACTTACCAAAGAGCCACACGTTACAAATCAAAGTCATAGGGAAATGAAACAATAAAGGGACTCCTGAACTCTTTACGGTAGATTTAGTTGCTAACCAAAGAAACAGATGATAGTATATAGTGGAAAACAATTCTGAAATAACTTCAATAATGGAGATGATGCAGTATTTGGAGATAGCAACCGACCAAGAGATGAAAACGGTTTTAAACTAAGACCTTGATTACAAGGGGACAAGTGGAATTTTAGAGATGTTAATAAGAAGACATGATTTTCACAAATCGTTTTGAAATGATGGAGTGATATTGCGACAACTCCAAGTTGACAGCCTACTAATCGTGAAATCCCTATTGTAAAAACAAAATGGGAAGCATCGGATTGGAAAGAAGCATGATACCCGTTCACAATAGATGACGGCTCTTGGAAAAGTTGAACATACAGCAATGGAATTTGGAATAATCCACAATATAAAATCGTAGAATGAGATTTTCAATATGAATATAACGGTGCATATCAGGTGGCTTGATGAGCTATTGTCCCAGCAGTTGTTAAAACGAAACATACAGCTTGTTTGGAAATCGTAGAAGATGGTTTGTATAACGTTTCATGTTATTGATGGTTTTACTTTGACTATAAATGAACTTTTAATTCAAACAATGCTTATCTTTATAAAGAACGGATAGGCTTAATGGAATGTGCCAATGATACTGATAACCGTTTTAAAGCTTGACCATGAACTTGCCAAAGAGCTGTATGAAATGGAGATCCTGTTTATTATAATGGTATCCATTTCTTAACTAAATGAGTTAAAATATTACCTTACGCTGCACTTCAGCAACCTAATTGATTAAATGGTGTTTACTTTTGTATGTCTGTAACTAAATTATGATAAAATAAAAAGAGAGTTAATCCTCTCTTTTTTCTTAATGGGAAATTCTTATCAGTAATTATTTAGGCCATTGCACAAGGATTATAAAACCATCATGCTCTACCTCCAATAGGTGTTCTTTTTACACATTCTTCATATGCTTTTTGTTGTTCTTCAAGCCTTTTCTGTTCTTCTTCCTCCTCTAATCTTTTCTTTTCTTCTTCCTCTGCTTTGAGTTCTGCTTTAACTTGTTCTTTGATTTCGTTCTTCATATCTTCTGTTATCTCTGCTTTTACTTCTTCCTTTACTTCCTCTTTTACTTCTGCTCTGACTTCTGCTTCTGTTTTTTCTACCTTTACTACTCCTGTTTCTGTTAATTTTGTTACTACTTCTCAACATTGTTTTCCTAAATTTTCATTATTCTTTTCACATGTTTGAAGTAATTTAACAAGATCCTCATTAGAGATTTTTCACTCTGCGATTACTTGTAATACTAACGTGTATAAAAAGTCTGTTTTAATTTCTACTGCACAACTTACACCAATAAAGCAAGTAAACATTACTGCTAAAATCATCTTTTTCATGTTTTTTATTTTAGAATATAAAATCTTATTTGTTCCCATCTGAATTATTGTCTCATTTTCATGCAAGAGATTTTATCCCTTCTATAACAGGTCTTATAATATTCCCTATTATTTGTCATGCACTCAATGGTTGTTTTGCTCATGTTCTTTGTCCGTCGTTCTCACCAAAATCAAAATCATTTAAATCTCAATCATAACCTTTTTTAACATCTTCTCCCATTTTTTCATTATTACAAAATAAATCTTTTTCAAACTAAATAGCAATTTAAAATAAAATGTCAAGGGTAATTTATGATAAAAGAGAAAATAATCTCTCTTTTTTTATAAATTGAAAACACCCAGCGAAATGAGCCGGGTGCTTTTTTAAAGTTGTTAAACAATAAGTTAATAATCAGTAGGGTAAATGCACTCGGTGCGGTTACATGCGCTCTTAATCGCACACCCTTCGCAATTCGGATCGACACTCTTGCCTTCCATTTCATTGTCGATGTCTTCGAATTCATCGCACAATTCGGAAAGGAATTTGAGAAAACCTTCCCAATTTGAAATTACTACAAGCATAATAGCAATGGTTTATTTGTTGTTGTATATGTTAACTATGATACAGACATCATATATATATTTATCTTAAAGTCAAGAGAAAATAGAAAGAAGGAGAAAAGCATAATAACCGCCAAAAAGAAAAAACTGATTATAATGACGAAAAATTGTATTTTATCTTATACAAAAAATCACATGGATATGAATTACGATGACTTCAAAAACAAAGTCAATTCATTAGATGACTCAAGGAAGAAACAAATGGAGGATCTCATGGCGACTAACCAAGATATTCCGGATCAATACAAGAACTATTGGAAACAATATCAAAGTGAACAACAACCACAGCAACAAGAACAAAGTCAAAATCAGACTTTTAATTCTTTTTGAACTAATCAACAACAGCAACAACAAACTCAAGAGCAACCACAACAACAAAAGTTTGAAACTCCTACGTATGATCCGGAAGAAAAACTTGATACTTCAATGTTTAAAGCATCAGATGGTAAAATCTCTGTAAAGGAGTGAACAGCAAAAGAAACATGACAACCTGATTTCGTTCTCAATAGTGATGCAAGAATGAACGAGATTACAAATAATCTCAATGCTCATTGGAAAAATAATCCTGAATACTTTAGAGATAGAGATACTTATAATCAAATCTTCCACTATTCAGAAAGAAGCGACCAACAAAAAGCGTTATTAGACAGTTACCGAAAGAAAAAAGAAGATACTCAAACGGCTCAAAGATACAATACCTGAGATAGTATTCTAAACGGTATGAATGATGCAGAAATTACTAACGATCAATTGAATTATATCAAAGAATACAGTCCTGAAGCTTATAGAGAATGGCAACAAAAACAGCAAGATGAAATCAATTTGAGGATTGCAAACCTTGCTACTCCTGCAGATCCTACGGCTAACGCAGATTTATTTAATTCTCTTTCAAAGAAGTTAAATCTTGATCCGTGAGAGTCTTATAAAATCTATGATAATTGGACGGCTATGTGTGAAAAGCTTTGAGTCTTCCGTGATAGTGAAAAACTTCAAGGATACCAACAACAACTTAATCAAAACCATCAGAAGATGGAACAAATCATGAATAGATACGCTAATTCAGCTTGATGAAATGTAAGTGATGCTTTAGCGGCCGCAAGAATGCAAAAAGCTTTAGCTCCTTATCAACAAGTAGAGTCAAATTTGCAGAATGCTTACACGGTATTATTGAACGGTAGAAACTCAAACTTAGCAATTGCTAACCAATCAGCAAAAGTTATGCAAGCACAAGCACAAGAAGACCAAAGAATCTTCAACCAAAGATTACAAGGACTTGGTTTTGCTATGCAAACAGCAAATTATAGAACACCTGAACAACAAGCACAACTTCAATTGACTACTCAAGCAATTTCAAACGAAATGAACTTGTTACAGCAATCAAGGCAACAAGATTTGAACTTATACAATCAATATGCAAGCACCAAATTACAGAATCAGTTACAAAATGAATTAACAGACCTTTCTGTAAGTGATCCAAAGCAACTAAGAGCAAATCTCAACAATGCTTTAACTTCTTATTATGAACAATACGGAGATATTATTCAAAGGAGTCAAGCTCAAGTAGTAGATGATGTAATCAACTATGCTAATGAGCATGGAATCAGTGTAGCTCAAGCATTAACGGAGAACTTTATCAAACCTTTACAATGAAAGGCAGAGTATAAACAGAAAGTAGCTAATGATTATGGTATGCTATCTAAACAAAGCATAGCAACGATAAACTGAAAACAAGTTATTCTAACCACTAATCCAAACGGAAGTATTGCTTATAATTATATTTCTGATCCAAACGAAACTTCTACTTATGTAAAACCTTATGATTTAGTAGATAGTTCTCACTTCTCACTCGAAACATGAACATGAACTTACACTTTAGGGGATTTCCTTGAAGAGGAAGAGTCTACTGATTGATACAAGGCATGACAATGTGCTAAATATGTAAATGATTATCTTGAAAAGATTTGATTAGGTAGATACTTCTGAAA